AGTAGCGGAGGGACGGGTACAGATTCTCGACGTCTGCGCCATAGGCGAACGAGCCCGTCCCGGCATTGTAGAAGAACGTCTGGGAGATTCGGTCGTAGAGGCACCCGACGCCATCCTTGCGAACGGCGATGAAGTCACGGGCGATGCCGTTCGCAGTCTCGATGCGGAAGGAGCGAATTCGGAGCGGAACGCTCGTCGGGTCGCTGATCGGGCTTCCGTTGTCGTTGATGGAGAACAGGTAGGCGTTTCCGCTCGTCACCGTGCCAGACTGCGTGTAGGATTCCGTTATTCCGTTGTAAAAGACGGTCGTGCCGATGAATCCGCAGTTTGTCCACGCGGTCGTGTTGCCGGTGATGATCTTCGCGTTCAGGTTGTCTCCGTATGACATTCGGAACCCACTATGTCCCGAATTCCATGCAAAGGTCAAATTTCCGATCCACGCCTCAACGCGCGCGCCGAAATAAAAACGCTGACCAGACGCAGGCGTCATCATCATGCCGTACGCCGAGACAATCGTATTTGCCGCGATTCCGGTGTCGATATATGCGGTGTCCGTTGACGACGACTCGATATACTCCACTTCCGCGTCATACGGGAGGTTTCCGCCTCCGCCGCCACCTCCCCCCATCTCGTCCGTGACGGCGACCGCCGTCCAGTTCGCCGCGTTCCACGCGCCAGGAGGATTCGCAGTCGCCGTCTTGCACTTGAAGAGCGTCCCGGCGTTCGTGCAATAGTCTCCAACCGCGTAGGCGGAGCCGCGATTGGGGTCGTATGCTGCGGCGAGCGCGTATCCGTATGCTTTCGACCTATCGAGCACATCGACGCCGTTCAAGGCCACCTGCGCGTTATTTTCGACGGCGCCGAGTCTTTGGTTCTGGATGTCGTCGATTGCGTCCTGCTCCGCCGCCGTGCGGTAGGCGGAGAGCGCGGATGGTTGAACCGCCGTCGCGCCAGCCTCCGCGCCGGAGCGGATCGTCGCGAGGTCGGAGATCGTGTCCTGCTTCGCGGAGAGTCCTTCGTTCAGACTATTGACCGCATAGGCAATCGTTGGACCGACGGGGAAAAGACTGATGTTTTCCCCGGTATATCTCGCTGGCATCCGGCTCTCGTCCGTCGGGTGGCGGTGGTCGCCGCGCGCGTACTCGTCCGCCGTTCCCGCCGACGCCTCGCCGTCCATCTGCGGCGCTTGGTCGTAGGGGTCACCGCCTTGTCCCGGAGGCCCCGGCACGGGGACGTAGACGGGCGACGCGAACGGCGAGCCGTCCGGCTTCGGGCAGAGCGCGGAGTTCGCCATCGGCACGGTGAGGCGCGCGAGGGAGACGCGGCCCGCGATGAGTTCCAGCGCGGCGTCGCGCCTCTCGTCCGCGCGCGCCGTGGCGAAGAAGAGCGCAGTCTGCTTGGTTGCTGTGTCCAGTTCGCCAGTCCACGTTCCGGCGGTTCCGCTTTCCGCGAGTTCGACCGACGCGAGGAGCGCGTCTGGGAACCGGGCGAGGAGCGCGAGGGTCGGCTTGTCCTCCGCCGCGAGGGAAAGGCCGGAGACGGAGACGGCGACCTTCTCGCCCGCGACGAGCGGGCCGTCGAGGGAGATGCCGGAGGAGTTGATGGCGATGGTCATGGCGGCGGAGCGGTGGGCGGGTCAGCGGAGGACGAGGAGAAGGGTCAGCGCCGCTTGTGCGGCGAGCGCGGCGAGAAGCACGCGACCGCACGCGACAAGCGGCGCTGTGTGGGAGCGCGCCACGGCTAGGCCCCGGCGGGGGCGGAGAGCGCGCCCGTGGTTTTGGCGGCGACGATCTCGTTGCCGTCGAACTTGCATCCCTTGAGGTCGGTTCCGGCGGCGATGGCGGCGGCGGGCGGCGTGAAGTCGACGAGGTCGACCGGGCCGCTTGCCGTCTCGCGCCGGACGAGGACGGTGAAGGGGATGGTGGTGCCATCCTCGTCCGAGTCCTGCACCCTGATCGATATTTCCAGTGAATCGGACGCAACGGCGGCAATCGCGTATTTCTGCCCCATCGATTCCGTCGCGGGATAGATCGACAGTCCCGGCGAGACGTTCGTTGCGATGAACGGCCCCTCGCCGGATGGGTCGAGCGAGCCCGTGGCGAAGGCGTATACGCCCTTTCCGTCCACACGGAAATTCGCGCCCTCGCCGTCGGTGTTTCCGGGGCAGTAGACTGCCGCCGTTTCGCCGAGCGGGATCGTGACGGCGAGCGGGAGCGGGTCGAAGGTCGGCGCGGGGCCGGACTTGCCGCCCTTGAGCCACGCGGCGACGGCCGCGAGCATCGGGTCGATGTTGATGTAGATTGCTTTCATTTTTCGGCGGTGTTGGTTGGTTGTGCTAGACGCCGACGGGCGGGCGAAGTCCGACGGGCATGAGGCAGGAGCCGTTGACGATTCGGACGGGCGGCGGAGGAGTCCACGCCGGGAAGGGCGCGTCGTTGCCGTCCGCCTCGTCCTCGCCGAACGATTCCGGCGTGACCTTGTCCTGCGCGACGTCCTCGAAAAGCAGGAGCGCTTCCTCGCGCGCCTTGACGCGCGCCGCGCCGACCTCGACCGGGAGCCGCTTCAGCACGTCGAACGCCGCGTAGTCCATCGCGGGGCTTATCAGCCCCTCCGGGAGAGTTCCGGCGGGGCCGAGGCGGACGTGATGGTTCCGGCGGATGAAGCCGCGCACGAACGATGCCGTACGCGCGACGAGGTCTGCGGACGGTGCGGTGGACGCGCCCGTCTGGACGGACTGGTCGAACGCCGTCACCTCCGCTTGCGAGAGGGTGGCGACGAGGTCGCTGGTGGTCGGTGCGCGCCAAGCCATTGTCGGTGTCCGGTTGCTTGGATGGGATGAGGGAGGGGAGCCGCCCCGCCCGCGCCGCTAGGTCTTGCAGGACTTCGCGGGCGGGGCGGCTTGCGGTTTCCGCTAGGTGAGCTTGACCGCCTTGGAGGGCTGGACGAACGCCGCGCCGAAGAGCGCCTCGACGGTGGCGGAGTTCATGCCCGTGGCCCAGTCCGCGCCCCGGCGGATGCCGAGGGTGAGGCCGCTCTCCTCGTCGGTCGTGTAGCCGACCTCCTGATAGACGCGCGGCGACTGCACCTCGATGCGGCGGCCAGCGATCACGAGCGCGTCCTCCGCGACGAGCGCGCCCTTCGTGCCGGACGGGAGGGCGTTGTTCTCGATCACGGCCTTGAAGCCGTAGAGGCCGGGAACCACGCCGTCCTTGATGGCCTCGCGGTCGCCATAGGTGTAGTAGTCGAGGAGCGAGAGGAGGGTCGCGAAGTTCGTCGGGTCGAGCATCAGCACGGCGCGGCCCGCCTCGAAGCCGTTGGCGTCGGCGGTGGCGCGGAGGCCCGCGATTCCCGCCTTCGTGACGGTGAGGGTGGCGGTCTGCGCGATGTTGCCCATCAGCCCCGTGACGGCGTTGATGATGGCGCGCCCGACGGCGATGCCGGACGCCTCGCCCGCGCGATCCCAGAACTGGCGACCGTTGACGAGGTTGAAGTCCGTGTCCGCGAACGAGAACGTGTGCTTCGGGTGGTTGTCGAACGTCACGGACGCGTACACGACGGAGCCGTCGGTCGTGGCGTAGTTGTTCGTGGAGGCGTCGAACTGCGACGCGGTGCCGGGCGTGAACACCGGAACCTTCATCGTCGAGCCGGGCTGGGCGGCGTCGGCGGAGAAGTCGGTGGCGAACACGCGGGCCTTCGCGATGGCGGGATGGGCCGCGATGATGGCGCGCTCCGCCGAAAAGACGAGAGCGGGGGAGGTGAGGGAGGAGGCCATTTCTGGATTTCCTTTTCTTGGTTGGTTGTTGGTGTTGGTTTTCTCTTCGGTGGAGAGGGGCTAGAGCGCCGCGTCGGAGGCGTGCTTGAGCGCCCACGCCATCCGCTCCTTGCCGTTCTTGCAGTTGGCGAGGAGGTCGGCGTCGGCTGGCTTCTTCGCGGCGTTCACGTCGACCACGCGGGCGGGCTTGCCGTCGGCGGGTTCGGCGGGCTTGGCGGGGAGGCGAATCGCGTTGAAGAGCGCGCGCGTCCCCTCGGGGTCGCGCTTGTAGGCGTTCTTGCAGGCGTCGCGGTCGGCGATCTTGTCGCCCTGCTCTTCGACGAACTTGTCCGCCTCCGCGTCGAGGGCGGCTTCCTTCGCGGCGGCTTCCATCTGCTCCTTTTCGGAGCGGAGCTGGTCGCGTTCGGCGCGGAGGGCGTCCACGGCGGCGAGGACTTCTTCGTCGGTCGCTTCGGCGGCGAGGCCGAGCATTTCACGGAGTTTGTCCATGTCGTTTTTCTGTGGTTCTGTGATGTTGCCCTCTTCGGGGGGCGGATTGTCCTCCCCGGCACCCGCCGGGTCGGGAAGATGGGCGTCGACAGACTCCGCGTTCTGCGCGGGAGCGGGGTCTGCGTCGGGCTTGCGATTGAGGAGGCGCGGAACGGGGAGGTTCGGGCGGTTCGTGAGCGCGATGGTGGAGAGTTCCGTCGGGTGGCCCTCCTCGTCGACGTACCACGCCGGGGAAAGGTAGCGGTAGCGGGTGGCGCTCAATGCCTCCGCGCCCTTGTCCGTCATGCGGAACGTGGCGTGCAAGCCGTCCTCGTCGCTCGTGAGGTTCGTCGCCCACGCCGCCGCCTCCGTAGCGCCGCCCGTCTCCGATGCGTGGTCGAAGTCGACGAGGATTTCCGGCTTGCCGTCCTCTTCCCATTTCGCGACGAGCGCGTCGAACGCCTCGCGGGTGCAGAGCTGTTCGCCGTCCGGGTGCGGGAACGTGCCGAGGGGCGAGACGAGGACTTCGATCTCCTCCCCGCCCTTGACGGACTTCGGGAGCAGGGAATTCTTGAACGCGGCGCGGGTGGTCTTCACTTCTGTGTCTCCTTCGCTTCGTCGGCGGCTTCGGAAAGGCCGTCCGCGTAGCCGCGTGCAATCGCCTCCTCAAGTTCCGCCGCGAACTGCGGCTTTTCCGGCAACGTGTCGGGCAGGGCGTCCACGGCGGCTTTCGCGGCGGCGGCAAGTTCCTCGTCGGGGGCCTCCAGCACGGCGGCGACGAGGCGCGCGGCCTCCTCCATATCCGCCGCGAACGCCTCCCGCGCGGGCTTGTTGGCGGGCGGGTCGATGCGGCCCCCTTCGGGTTCGGTGTTTTCAAGAGGGGCGGGCGAGGCGGAGGCCCCATGAACGCCGCCGGGTTCCCTTCCCGGCAAGTCTCCGTTGCCCGCGTTGAAGAGTCCGGGCGCGGCAAGGCCCGCCGTGTCGCGCTCCAGCGCGAAGCCCACGGCGTCCGCGAGTTCGTCCCGGTCAAGGAGGTAGCCCGCCGCCTTCGCCTTTACCGCGAGGTCGAGCGCGTCGGCGGGCGTGAGCGCGGCTTCGCGCCCGAGTTCAAAACGGATGAGGCAGGGCTTTCCGGGGAAGAGCGCGGCGCAGACCCTCTGCGCGACGCCACGATCCAGCGCGTTGCCGATGATGGTGCCGTCGCGGGCGACGATCTCGCGCCAGACGTCCATCTGCGCGTTCCCGGCGAGGGTTCCCGTGCCGGACTGCGCGAGGCTCGTGAGCGTGCCGCCCGTGGAGAGGAGGACGATGAGTTCGGACTGGTGCCGGACGAATTCGGAAAACGGATTCTGCCCGCGCGCCTCCGTTGCGAAGTGGACCTCCGTACCATGCGGCACCGTCCCGGCGAGGCCCTCCGTGAATGCTTGCGCGGCTTGCCGGAAGCGCGTGATTTGCTCCTCCGTGAGCCCTTCGGGTTGCGTGAGGATGGCGGGCGGGATGCCGAACCGCTCCAAGAACTGCCCCCACGCCATTTCGCCGAGGGTGTTGCGGAGGAAGATGAGCGTCACGGGCCAGTCCACCGGGCGAGGGCGCTCCACGGTGACGAGTTCGCCGTCGGGAATCGGGACGAGGTTCGGCGAGACGCCGGGGATTCCGTACTCGGCGCGCGGGTTCCAGTACCAGACGCCCGTCTGAGGGTCGCGGGCGAAGTTCCAGTTTTCGGGCAAATCGATATGGCGGACAAGCCCGTCCGCGTCCCAGACGGGCGCGATATGGGCGAACCCCCGGAAGAACGCGATGCCGAGGTGTTCGATGGCGTCCGGGAGGTTGTCGATCCTGCCAAGCGCCTCCGAGACGGCCCGCTCCTGCTCGTCCGCAAGCGCCTCGTCCGGCGCTTCGGGGCGCGCCACGACGCGCCAGTCCAGCCCGACGAGGGCGGCGGCGCGGCGCTCCACGCACGTCAGCAACGTGGGGTCGTAGAGTTCCACGTTGTGGTAGAGCCATTGGATGCGGGCGAAGTTGCCGTCGCGGGACTGGTCGCGGATGTTCTGCGCCTCGATCTCGTTCAATCCGTGGAGCGGGTTGAACCGGACGAGCCACTCGTCCGCGCGTTTGCGGGCGGTGGCGAGGGAATCGCGGGCGGAGTTGTCCTTCACGCCCACGATAGACGCCCAGCGCAATGTTGCCTTGCAAGACGAAACTTGCTGAGGCGCGATTGCGGACGCCAGAACGTGCCTAGCGCCGCGAGGAGCGGCGCGGGGGCGCGGATATGCGGGACGGGCGGCGCTAGGGAGTTGCCGCGCGTCCTACGGCGCGTTGCCGAACGTGGCCCACGGGTCGGGGCGGCGCTTGAAGCGGTCGCGGGCGCAGACCTCGCAGACCTTGCGCCCGCCGAGCATAACGAACGCACGCCGCTTGGAGGACTGCTCGCCGAGCGAATCGGGCAGGGTGAACTCGCCGCCGCACCTCGCGCAGACGAACCGTGGTCGGTCGGTCGCCTCCGCCTCGCGCTTGCGCCGCGCCGCCGAATACTCCGCGTCGCGTCCGGGGTGGCGCTTCCTCCAAGCGCGTTGGCGGGCTAGGCGTCTGGCGCGTTCGATGTCGGTTTCGTGCTTCATGCGAGCCTCCTTGCGCGGAACTGCGCCGGGGCGACAAGCACCTCCGGCATGATGATGGGGCCGCGCCGCGCGTTCCGCTCCGCGCAGTCGACGGCGAGGGCTAGGGCGCAAGCCCGGTCGCTGTGTCCGTCCGGGCGGCGCGGGGCGGTGAACTGGATGTTCCCGCCCGTGCTGATTTTGCGGTGCATGGCGTTCACGTCCTCGCGCAGTTCGCGGTCGGCGGGGAGGACGAGCCGCGCCTCCTCCATCGCGCGGTGCAGGGACTGGAAGAGGCCGTTCTTGACGGCGTTCGTGAACTGGACGGGTTCGACCCTGCTCCCGAACTTCGCCCGTGTCTCCTCCGCGAGTTGCGCGCCGATGCCCGTTGCGTCGATGGCGACGCCGCGCACGGAGGGGCGGGAGAGGCGCGACCAGAGCAGTTCGCGCTGTTCCGCGAACGGCGCGCGCTCTATCGTCTCCAAGTCGACGAGGCGCAGTTCCTCCCCGACGGCGGCGAGTTCCGCGATGGCGGTGAGGTCGTGCGCCCGCCCGATGTCCACGCCGATGTAGCGCGGCGCGTCCGGCGGTGCTTCCGGCGCGGGGATGCGTTCGCACGCCCGGATGAGGTCGAGGGGGAAGTAGGTGGTGTCGTTGGCGAGGAATTCGCAGAAATACTCCTGCCGCCAGATGTCCTCGTCGGCGACGCCCTCGCGCAGAGCGGCCTTGTCCACGCGGAGGCCCGCCGCGATTGCGTCGTCGAGGGTGACCTTGTGGCGCGACCATTGCGGCCCGCCCTCCTCCCAGAGTTCCGCAAACTTGTTTCCCCTTCCCTTCGGGGTGGACACGACGCGGATTTTCTTCTGGCCCGAAAGTTCGTTCGTGATGGTGGGGAAGATTGCCGCCCACACCTCGCGGTCGGCTTCGTGCATGGCGAACTCGTCGAGGACGAGGTTAGCCGAGTAGCCGCGCGCCGTGTCGGGGTTGGCGGGGAGGGAGAGGATGCGGGAGCCGTTGGCGAAGCGGATTTCGGAGGCGGAGATGGTGGACCTGACCTCCCATTGCGTCCCGCGCGTCATGTCCTCCGCGCCTCGCGCCCACTTCGCCGCCTTGAGCATCCATTCGTCCGCTTGGCGCTGGCCCGCCGACATGATGAGCCATTCGGAGCCGGGATGTTCGCCGCAGTCCTCCACGCATTCGGCGGCGGTCGCGTAGGACTTGCCGACCTGCCGCGACCAGACGCCGATCTTGAAGCGGGACGAGTCCTCGCACCACTTGCGCTGGTAGGGGAGCAGTCCGGCGAACGGGGAGAATTCCGGCAGGGCTTCCATTTTCACTCCTTGAACACGTCAGACGCGACGAGGCGGCGCAGAATCCACTCCGCGCAGTTGGTGGCCCACGAATTGCCGAGGCCCTTGAAGCGGGCGGCGTCGCTTGCGGGCTTGCCGAGCACGGGAACGTCCGTCCATCCGCGCGGGAATTCTTGCAGGGTTTCGCACTCCGTAGGCGTGAGACGCCGGACGAATCCTCCGTCCAGAAGTTGCTGGTTCGCGTCGAAGCCGACACACCCCCCCCCGTTCGTCACGACGAGGTCGGTTAGGTGCTTGGAGTCGGTCGCGTTCACGGTGCTACTCGCCCCCCCGTCGGCGTTGTATCCTCCAAACTGCGCGTATGGGTAGACGGCGACTTGCGCGGGGAAGGTAGGCCGGTCACGGGCGCGCAGGGTCTGGGACTGCCCCCCCCTGAGCCAGTATCCGGGGCCGGACTCGCCGAAGCCCTCCGCGAAGTCTCGATTTGCGCGGAGAGGGCCATAGCCAGCGGGGGCGGCAAGGGCTTGCCCCTCTTCGCGCTCCGTCTCTGGATTCCCAAGCACGCCGTTTCGCTCAAGTAGTATTTCTGCGGCACGGACTGCATCGGTTCCAGAATGTCCACCAGTCCGCAGACCGAGGAGGAAGACGCGTCGGCGGCGTTGCGGTATCGCGCGGGGGAATGAGTCGCTTCTGGTGTACTGGCAGTCAAGCACCCGCCACGCCACGCCAAACCCGAGTTCGACCAGTCGACGAAGGAAGTCTCTGAAGTCAAGTCCACGGCGCGAGGACAGGACTCCGGCGACATTCTCCCACAGGATACATCGGGGGCGTAGTTCATCCACCAGTCGAAGATACTCGAAAGCGAGGGAGGATCGGGTCGCGGAATTCTCCTCCATGCCCCTGCGGAGACCGGCGGTGGAGACGTCTTGGCACGGGGAGCCGCCGCAAAGGAGGTGGATTCCTCCGTCGGGAAAAGGGAGAGTTGTTCTGCCATTGGTGATTGTTCCTTTCTGGATGTCGGCGCGAATCTTGCAGATGTCGCCGAGGTTCGGGACGTGCGGGAATCGGTGCGCGAGAAGCGCGTTTGCGTAGGGGTCGATTTCGGAGAAGAACACCGGCGTCCATTCCGCGTCCGGGATGCGCGACATGGCGACGGACGCGGCCTCGATGCCGGAGAAGAGCGAGACGAAGTTGATTTTCACGGGGCGGCGTCCTCCGTCGGTTCGGGCCATCCCATCGTCTCGCGGAAGCGGCGCGCGCGCTCTTCTGGCGTGAGCACCACGGCGGCGACCGCCACCGCGTCCGGCTGGTTCCACCCGCTGATTCGCGCGAGGCTGTCCACGGCGCGGCAGAGGTCGCCCGTGGTGGCGAGGTTCGCTTCGGCGGCGAGCGCCTCGATGCGCGCGGAGAGGATGGACTGCGCCCGCTCCAGCTTCATTCGGCTGACGCGGTTCGCGGCGGCGCGGATTTCCTCGATGGTTTTCCGAATGTTTACATTGTTGGCGAGAACCGATGCTTTGCATCGAACGGACGCGGGCTTCCACTTCGCGGCGGTCGGGTAGCACTCGATGTACGCCTCCTCCTGCGTCACCTCGCCGGACGCGACGAGGCGGGCGAAGCGCTCCTGCCGTGGCGTCGGTCTTTTCGGTTTCGGTTTCATTTCGGTTTTCATCGTGCTTGTTTCCTTCCTTTCGGCGGCGGCATGAAGCCGCAGACGATTTCGAGCCTTGACGCGATTCCATCCAGCAGGAGCGCAACGGCGTTCGCGCCGAGGGACGGTCGGGCGGAGCGCCAGAAGAAGCGCTCCTTCTCGCGGATGGCGTCGATCTCCACGGAGAGCGCGGCGCGCAGGGTGTCGGCCTCGCGCTTGTCGGCCTCGCGGACGATGGCGGCGGCTTGTTCGTTCATTGTGCTTGTTCCTTCTGTTCCTTCTCCGCCGCGTTGACGGCGGCTTCGATTGCTTCGCGGTGCGCGCCCTTCGCCTTCATGCAGACGCGGACGAGGCGTTCGATGGCGACGGCGTTCTGGTTGCCCGCGTCGGTCGCGTTCGGGTCGGCCCAGAGGTCGGGGACGACGCGCCCGTTGTCTCCGCAACGGAAGGCGACGGACGCGGTGTATCGGGTGTAAATCACCGCCCCACCCCCTTTCCGTAGAGGTTTTCCCCCGCCCCGTTCGCCGGGACGAGCCGCACCTCCGCGTACACGGGGTTGAAGGGTAGCGCCGCCAGTTCGTCCGGCGTCGCCTCGATGATGATTCCGCAACGCGGGAGGCGGTCGCCGTCGGCGTTGATGACGGCCCGCGTCTCGCGGAGGTTGCCGATTTCGACGATCTTCACGGCTGGCCCTCCCCGATTGCGGCGCGGGCCTCGCGGACGAGCGCATCGATGCGCGAGCAGAGGTCTGCCATTTCCGCGTCCTCCGGCCCTTCGGAGAGCATGAGCCGATAGCCCGCGTTCAGAACGACGAGCTTCTCCATCATGCGCCGCACGATGTCGCGCAGTCGGTCGCGCTCGTTCACGGCGTCCACGATGAGCGCGGCGTCGGCGTGCTTGAGTTCCCCGGCGACGAGGCCGGACGGCGAGCCGGACGCGTCGAAAACGTCGGCGAGGCCGGGGCATTGGGCGTAATCAACGACCCGCCACGGGCGCGGGCTGGGTTCGTTTGTGTCACTCATTCGCGGCCTCCGTTTCCGTTGCGGGGTTCGTCTCCGGCGCGGGGACGCACGGCGGCGCGTCCGGCGAGAGCGGATCGGGCGTCGGCGCGAACTGCGGGTTGGCGAGGACTTCCGGCGGAGTGAAGTACGCGCCTCGCGTCCTGCGGTTCCGCTCGTTGCGCTCCTTCTGCGCGGAGCGGCGCGAGACGAGGTGGACGGCGCGGAGAACGGCGTCCTTCTGGCGCGGCGTGAGCGACGCGAGGAGGCGTCCGTCGGTGAGAATCTGCACCGCTTCGGCGTTGGAGAGCGGCGGGGGGGTGTTTCGGTGTTCATGGTTGTGTTTGGTTGGGGGTTTGGGTTGTGTTGGAAGAGTTCGCCGTCTTTCCGGCGTGTCAGCGCTTGCGGCTCCGTTGGCGGTCGCGCCCTACGCGGCGCGGCGCCCCATGTGAGAGGGCCGGAACCGGACGCAACACCCCCGTCGGGGGCTTCTCAGTCCGAGGGTCGATCCGCGTTGCCGCGCGGCTTGCCCGTCCCTCGCCGTTGCGTCTGCTGGCGTGGAAGATTCGCCCCCCCCAGCTGGGAGGTTTCGACTGCGGGGCGACGGCGGGAGCGACCCGCCGAGTCCGCATTCCGGGACGCCAGCACCCCCCACCCGCTTGCGCGGGCGGAGTCCTAGCGGTGCTATGTTCCCGGCGGCGTCTACTGCGCCGCGCCCGTCTGTCCGGGCCGTCTCCCATTTCGCTCTGGCGTGCGGGATACATCCCGGCGCGTTGCAATCGCGCGGGGAAAGGAAGCCCAGCGCCTCCGCGCCTGACGGCGGGAGGTCGACGCGACCGTCGCTGGTCGCGCGGAGGGCGGGGGAAATGTTCACGCGGTCGCCTCCTTCGCGGAGCGACGCTGGTAGTCGGCGAGGGCGTCGGCGAGGCCGCAGACCCACTCGTTCACGCGGGCGACCTTGCGGCGTGCGCGGAATTCGCGCTGGAGTTCGCGCGCCCGCTCCGGGTTCGCCCGTCGCCACGCGCGCCCCCTCTCGCGGTAGTAGCCCGGATGCGAGGCGTTCCACTTCGCGGCATATGCGCGGATTTCCTCGCGGTGCGCCTCGCGCCACTCGCGCAGGACGCCGGAGCCGCGCGACGCCCATCCGCGCCGCTGTTCGCGCTGGCGGGCGTTCTCGCGCTCCCGGTAGGCGGCGTAGCCGGGTTCGCCTTTCTTCGGCTTGCTCATTTTCTGTTGTGGGGTTGGTGGTGCTTGCACGGCTTGTGGCACGGGAACGCGAGGCCGCGGAGGTGTCGGCACGCCAGCAGGGGGAGGCCCCGCCCGTCGCGTCCGTTCGTCCACCCGCCTATTCGCGCGAGGGCGCAGTTGCCGCAGAGCGGCGGCGGGTGCGGGGCGGCGTAGGCGTGCCAGTCCTTCACGGCGCGGTGGCCTCCTTGCGCTGGGAGTTGAGGATGGCGATCTCGTCCTCCGCGAGCGCCAGCGCTTGGTTCGCTTGCGCGAGGCGGCGGTTGGCGTCCGCGAGGTCGGCGGAGAGTTTGTCGCACCGTCCGTTGGCGAGGGCAAGCGCGGTGCAGAACTCGTCCTCCATGCGGAGCGCGGCGCGGTCGCGCAGGATGTACGCGACGGAAACCGCGAGGGCGTAGAGGGAAACGGCGACGGCTAGGGCTTCGGCGGTCATGGCGTCCTCCTAGAACGGGAGTTCCTCCAGCGCCGGGTTCGTCGCGGGCGCGGCTTGGTCGGCGGCGGCGGGAGGCATTGGCGCGGGGGCCGGGGCTGTGTTGGCGTCGTTCGGAACGGCGACGGACTCGCCGCCGATCTTCACGGCCCGCTCCACGCGGAACCCGCGCAGGGTGACGAACGCGCGCCCGGCGCTGGTCGTGTGTCCGCGCAGGGAGAACTCCACGGAGATGTGGTCGCCGGGGGCGAACGCGGCGGCGCGGTCGGTGTTGTCGCCGGAGAACTCGACCGGGAACGTCTGCGGGTACTTCGGGTCGTCGTCCGTCACGAGGATTTCCCGCTTGCGGAAGCCGGAGGGGAACGTCTGCTCGTCGCCGACGGCGACGACGCGGACGATGGCGGAGAACTGGTTGTTGCGCTTGGGCATGGTCTATTTTCCTTTCTTGCGGTTGGTGGACTTGTTGCGTTCGGCGGCTTCGGCCTCCGCGACCTTCTTCTCGATGCCGTCAAGCAGACGGCGGGCGTCCTCGACGACGAGCCGCCCGAGGCGGGGGTTCTCGAAAAGGGCGCGGTGGACTTCGACGCCGAGGCCGGGGCGGTGTTGCGTCCCGATGTAGAAGACGAGGGCGTCCAGTCCGCGCTCCTCGTCGGTCGGGCATGGCGACGGGACGAGGTCTTCGGTTTTCGTGTAGTCGATCACTTCGCGCCCCCCTTCGTGTTGCGGACGCGCTCCACGGCCTCGCGGAGTTCGTCGGTGGGCTGGCGCAGGGTGTAGACGCCGCCCTTGCGCGTGGCGGCTCCGGCGCGGACGAGCGCGGAGAGGATGCGCTGGTAGGTGGCGACGCCGATCTTGCCCTTCGTCGCCTCCGCGAGTTCGTCGTGCGCGGCGAAGATGTCGCCGAGTCCGAACGGCCCGCCGCCCGTCCACTTGTACGCGGCTTCGTACCACTTGACCGTGTTTCCCCAGACGCGGGGCTTGTGCGCGAGGACGCACCCGGCGAGCGGCAGTTCGCCCTGCTCCGGGACGGCGACGCGCAGGGGCGCGGCGGCTGGCGCGGACGCTGGCGAGGCCGGGATGATTCCGGCGCGGGCTAGGGCCGAGCCGAGCATGGCGAGAAGCTCGTTCGTCTTCCCGACGCGGCGGTAGATGCCCGCGAGGATGTCGGATTGCGCGGCTTCGGTCATTTCGCGCCCCCTTCCTCCTTCACGCGCCGGAACTCGAGGAAGCCGTCGCGGGGCTCCGCGAACGCAGCGCAGATGGCGTGCGGCGCGTATCCCGGCGGCACGCGGTGGCAGAACTTGCGGATCGAACAGCGCGGGCAGTCGCGCCCGGGGGCGTGTCCGAACGGGGAGCGCTTCACGGCGACGAGGCGGTGGCGCTGGCGGTTGATGGTGATTTCGACGTTCATGGTGTCTGGGTGGTCTGGGTGGTTGGAAGAGGTGCCGGATTGCGGGGCCGCGTTGTCCGGCGGCGCGGTTCAACGGGGCGAGACGAGCGGCGAGCCGTTGCCGCTTGGTTGTTCCCCTTCCCCTGCCGGACACCCGCACTCGCGGGGCCGAAGGTGGTTCTCGCGGGCGTAGACCCGCATGGACGCCAGCGACCACTCCGCGACGAGGCGGCGGTCTGGAACGCGCCCGGAGGCGCACGCGGCGGCGATCTCGTTTGCGAGGGCGTTCTGGCGGGCGAGGGCGCGTCGCCACTCGCGGGAGGTGTTGCGGGTGTTCGATTCCATCAGTAGACCATCGCTTTCTTCTCGCGCTTGTCTCCGCCCTTGAACGGGAGCCACGCGAACGTTTCCAAGAGTCGGGACAGAATGCGCTCCCCGTAGCGGGCGCGGATTCCGTTCCCGTCGAGGTTCGTGGTGACGATGACGCGGGGAACGATGGCGCGGCGGCTGGTGTAGTCCCGGTCGCAGTATGACGCGAGGAACTCCGGGACGAGGTCGGTCGGCGTTCCGTAGACGAGCGCGGGGCTTTCCGTCCCGATGTCGTCGAGGACGATGTCGCCAAGCATCGCGCGCCGGAAGCACGTCTGCCTCCTCATGTCGTCGTCCTCCAGTTGCGGGACTTGGTAGCCGCGAAGGACGAACGGCTTGAGGTGCGCCGTGTCCGGGACGCACCCGAGCGCGATGTCGGTCTGGAAGAAGACGCGGCGCGCGATGATGGTCGCGGCGAGGGTCTTGCCGCACCCGGCGCGGCCCGTGAAGAGGAGCGCGCGGATGGTTCCGCTTTCCAGATCGGCGGCGGCGCGGCATACCCGGTCGAAGTCCTCCGGCGCGGCGGCGCGCGTGAATCCTCCGCGCTCCAGTTCGTCGGGCCACGGCGGGGGAGCAGGCGGCTCCGGCGGCGTGAGGATCGCGTTTGCGGAGAGTGCGGTTTCCATCCCGGCGGCGATGCGCGAGAAGTTAGATGCCGAGAGCGGCGCAGTCGATTCCGTCTGCGGGTCGGTATGCGGTGAGTCCTGTTTCATTCTTGAAGATGGGGGTTGTGGGTGTCTGGGTCTTGCGGCGTTCCTTCTCCATCCGCTTCCAGTTGTGGATCGCGGCTTTCCAGTCTTTCATCGGGTTGCCGTTCGCAAGACGCCAGCCCTGCGCGGCGTAGTAGTTGACGAACTCCGTGGCGTCGAGGACGATTTTCTCCTCGCGGCAGAACTCGACGATTTCCGGGATTGTTGGAGGGTTGAACGGGGTGCGTGGAGTTCTCGCGCGCTTGCGCGCGCCTCCCGCGCTAGCGGGAGAAATGTCTACCTCTTTATCTTCTTCTACTTCTCTCTCTTGGTTTCGGTTGGGTTCCGTTTTCGCCGTTTGGGTTTCTTTGGGTTCCGTTTGGGTTTCTTTGGGTTTCTTCGGCGGACGCCCTCCGCCCCTCCCGTTCTCCGCGTCCTGTTTCTTCGCGGCGTGGATCGCTTCGCTTTCGTGGCGAATCACCGCCCACGCGGAGGCGCAGTTCGGCGGGATTTCGGCGGGGAGTTCGTCTCGCAGAATCCAAGCGCAGAGGGCGTGGACGAGCCACGCGGCCTCCGCGTCCGGCGCGGCGTCGAGAGCCGCGACCGTGAACGCGCCGAGATAGGCGGTCTGGATTTTGAGGCGAGACACGGCTAGACCCCCTTCGGGATTCGCGGCGTCGGGACGAAGATGCCGAACGATTCGATCACGCGGCGTTGCTCCGGCGAGGCGTGGCGTTTGCCGGAAAGGATGCGCGTGAGACTCGTCCGGTCGTAGCCGGAGACCTCCGCGAGGCCTTCCACGGTGTTCGGTCGGCCATCCGCGTCGAACTTCGGGAGGCGGTGGACGATTCTGATTCGCTTGAGTTTCATGTTCTGGATGGTTCTGTAAAAGGTCGGCGCGTCCTTGCCCTCGCGCCGAGGGGAGCCGGGTGAACGGGCGGTGGTAGACCCTGCAAGGCGGCTACAATCGCGTCTAGCGGGCCTCCGGGCCGTCGGGCGTGGCGTTGCCCGTCTCCGGTGCGGCGGGCGCGTCCTGCGCGCTCTCCGGGGCCGTGGCGGGCGTTTCCGGCGCGACCTCCTCCGCGTCGGGGATGTCGAGCGCGGCGCGGAGCTTCGACGCGCGCGGCTTGCGGGCCGTCCGCGCCTCCTCGCGCGCCTCGTCCGCCGGGACGCCGCCGATGGTCTGCGGGGCGGCGACCGGGCGGAGGCCGTCGGCGGTCTGAGCCGCG